ACAGCATAAAGCCGGTGTTTATAACAAATCTTTTTGTAAGATTAAAGGTACCGGAGAGTCCACCAATAAACATAAGGTCTGAGTTCCAATTAGTAGAATTTCCTGTAATACTGTAAGATATAAGTGGTGAAGAAATAGCTAGCATTGGTGCTATAGTTAATCTTTCATTAAATGGCATTATAAAAGGTTTAGTGTAGAACCCGGTAATAGAACCTCCTGCTAATATCTCATCGTAAAATATTTGTGAATCTCTAACGTCCAATTCAAGTGAGGTAATAGTAGTACCTAAAGCTACTCCTGTGGCAGAACCTTTCTTTCCAAGGAATATAACACTATGATTCATCATTCCCATAACAGTGGTAAACATCTTAGCTCCACCAATTGAAGCTGAATATACTCTTGAAGGTCTTCCTTTTTTGTTGATATGTACCTGAGTAAAGTTGGCGTTAAACATGAACTGTTTCAAATTAGACCAGATCATAGTATTTATACCGTATGTTTTATCTCCCATTAGAGAACTCCTAGAAATACCGAAAGTAGAAGCATAACTATAAGAACCGTCTGGTCCTTGCATCATAGCTACATTTGCGGTAACTATTGGAGGTGGAAGATCTTTTTTTTCTTTTTTCTTTTTTTCTTCTTCTTTCTCTTTTTCTTCTTCTTCTTTGTCCTTTTCTTCTTTTTCTTCTTTCTTTTCTTCTTTCTTTTCTTCTTTCTTTTCTTCTTTAGACTCTTCTTTTACTTCTTCTTTTTCAGATTTTGTCTCTTCAGATTTAGTTTCCTCAGTTTTTGTTTCTTCTGTTTTTGTTTCTCCCTCAGTTCCTCCACCAGTCTCAGATTCCCCTTCAGAGCTTCCACCACTACCATTAGACGTATTTCCTTCACTTCCATTTGAAGAACCGCTATCCGTAGATGAAGAACCATTAGAAGAATTCGTTGAACCAGATGTTGATGAATTGCCGGCAGTATTTGATGTAGATGAACCATTTATTCCTCCTGTTGTATTTGTTGGCGGTGCTGCTTGTGATGCAGCGGCAGCAGCCGAGGCGGCAGCCTGTGATGCTTGTTGAGTTGTTTGTTGAGTTTGTGCTTGTGTGGCTACTGCATTAGTAGTAGCTGTAGAACATGGGTTAAGTGATGACCACCATAAATAGGTCTCTTCTAACCATACCCTAAATGCACCAGATTGTACATCTGCTGCTGTAAATGTTTTAGATTTATTATAGAATACAACCGTAGTACTTCCATTCATAGGTATAGAAAATACCGAAACTTCTCCGGTACATCTATCTACATATGTTTGAATTAGCGATTGAGAATATAAGTTACTAAATCCTACTAAAAATAGTATGGTTAGTAGCTTTTTCATTAGTGATCAAAAACTTTCTTTTGTCTTAATCTCTTAACGATTTTATATACTGCTGTATTTAAAGCCTTTTTAGTTGCTGTACCAATAGAGGATTGATTAAATGCTACATCTTCTAAGTTCTCATCATTTATAAGAGTCATCTCTCTAGTAGTAGTAGCTTTCCCTAAACCTGAACCTGTCATATATATTCCTGTCTGTGTATCTACAAGTCTAACTTGCAGTCCTAATCTAGTAACCAGTTTATTTTTAACTCCATCTTTTAGGTTTACAGTTTCATCCTCTGAGATTGAAAAATCATATATTTCTATGTAACCAAAGTATTTAGCTCCTACTATATTACCTTTAAGTTCATATTTTTCAGATAATAATCCTTTTGCTGAAGCTTTATATTGAGTTACCATTCTGTTTTTGATTTCGTCTCTAGTTTCAACAAATTCAAATCTAAATGTTTCTTCCATAAAAGCTACAGTAATGTTTGCAACTCCTAATCCTACTCTATAATCTCCTAGTTCAGGATACTGAGCTATAACATCAGGTCCTATTCCAATAGATAAAATAGCTACGGGAACTGGTTCTCCCATATATTCTGGTATGGTATATACTGATGCGGCTCTTTCAAAGCCTGCTGTATAGTCTTCTGTTACTGTTTTTCCAAGTGTTTGACCTATAGTTGACATTGTAACCATAAATCCTACTATAAATAATATAAGTCTCATATTATCCTAAAGTGTCAAATATCCCATAAGTTGTATTATTAAATTGGGATGGGTTTGTAAATAATTCAAATAAAATTTTACCAAAACCGGTTACTGCCAATGCAGTTAATCCGTAAATTAATATAACCATTAACTTGTCGACAAAAGTTTCTGCTTCCGTCCAAATTTCTACTAACTTATTCATAATCTTAATTTTAATAACTACCAATCGAAACCTTCATCTTTTCTTTTTTCGGTTTCAGTCTTTTTTGGTGGTATAGGTTTAACGTAAACTTTTTTTACTACTGTTTTTTCTTTCTGTTCTTTTTCTTCAGGTAAATTAATTGTAATATTCTGAGGTTGTATTGGTTGCTGTATAACCTGCTCTACCGGCGCTGCTTCTTCAGTACCGAATAAAGCCTCAAACTGTGTTGTTACTATACCTGCTCCTGCAGTAATTACTAAGCTTAAACCTGCTAAAATTTGTTTTTTGAATTCACTAAAGAATCCCTGTTCTTTTTCTTCACTCATCTCTTTAAATTTTTATTCTGGGCATCCATTATTTGATTTAGGTCCAGCAAGTGTCGGACATTCATCGTTTATATATTTAATTCCGTCACCATCAGTATCACTATTATTTAATAGTAACTCTAATGAATAATGCATTTCTTCTACATCAGCAATCATATCTAGAAACTGTTGTTTAGTAGCTAATTCTTCAGCTGTTACAGTCATTTGCTGTACTTGTGTAGTTAAGCTATTAATTACTACTACCATTTCAGCTAATCTGATGTTTATTGCTGTTATTTTTTCTTGTGTTACAGTTACATCCTCTACTACTTTTAGTACATCTATTTCTAGTTGGTTTACTTGAGATGTAAGGGTATTAAGTTTCTCCGATACGTCTGTAAATAGAGTTTGTGTAGAAGTAGTTAGATCTTCTAGACTTTGATTTAAAGATGTAAAACCTCTTTCCATAGACGGGTTAGTACATGATGCAGTTAACATAATAAGTAGTAACGTTGATAATTTTCTCATAATTTAATTTTTAATTGCGAATACTTCACTTCCAATAATAGTACCGTTTTCCTTTTCTAACGTAATTGTATAGGAAGATTTAGGTAGTGCTGAAGTGTATGTTTTAAGAAGGTTATCTCCTTTATTAGTTTTAAGTTTTTCCTGTGATACTAGTTTACCTGAAATATCTTTTATTTTAAGTCTATACGTTCCGGCTTCGGTAAGTTTCACATTCATTTGAACTTCTTTAGTAACTATGTACTTTTCTAATCTCAATCCTTCAGCTCTCTGTATTTCTAAAGCTTCTGGTATAAATGTAGAATACTCGTAATCTTCAAATGTATCTCTCGAACATCCAACTACCATTGCTATAAGTAATAATAATATTAGTACTTTTTTCATCTTATCTTAAATTTAAATTAATCTTTGTTCCATCTGTTTTAACCGCATCTGTCACTCTAAATGAGATTAAACCAGATGTATTTTGAATTGAAACTTTTGGAGTAAAAACTAATTTAAACGGAACACCTTTTTTAATTGTTGATTCCTCTATATTGATTGCACCGAAATTTATTCTTCCATTATCAAACTGTTTTGCAAAGTTAGTTAAATCGTTTCCTGTATCAAATGTAATATCATCAAAAGTAAGGATAGATTTATCGTAATTAATATTAAATTGCATTCCTGCTAAATCATCTTGCTGTAGGTTTACCTCTAATATTACCTTACCATCAATTAGTTGAGAAGTAATGTCTAAATCTCTATCTTCTTGTGCTCCTGCTTTTAAAATGTTAAAGTTACCTCTAGCAGCGTAAGTAGTTTCTGAATTTAATGGCGGTGTAGTAGAATGTGATAAATCTACATCTCCCATTAATCCATGAGCAATTTTAAATTCTACTGGCTGGTCGTCCGTTAAGGTAATACTTCTAGCAGCTATCCACTCTTCTTCGGAATTGATATCCGTTCCAAAAGAATCGAAGAATCCTGACCAGTTAAACGCTCCATTGTTAAAAGATGAAATAGGATAAAACTCTTGTCCATCTACTGGTTGTTGTACTCCTGCAGAATTATCTAAAATTCCTGCTATGTGCGATAATAGTACGTAACTATCATCAAGATCTACAGGGTCATTTGGACCTGACTGTTTAACGTTAGCAAAATGTTTTTGAATATTATATTGAAAAACGTTACCTGAACCGTCAGGGTTAGTTCCTATAGCTTGTTTGAAAGCTAATATTACGTCACTAACAGTCACTACGTCGTCTAACCATTGCGGTCTTGTATAAGAGTCAGTATCCGGGTTATACTCTTCTTCCACAAAAACATGAAAAGAGTATTTTATATCTTGCTGTAAAACTGTAGTTGTAAATACTCCGTTAACATCTAGGTCTCCTCCAGTTACATATTCATATGTTCCGTCTTCAAGTATTTTGTCTATGACGATATCGTATGTTTCTTTATCTAAGAACTGAGGTATATCTAATCTAAAAGTTACTTGTCCTGCAGGGATAGTAGGTTCAGATACTTCCTCTAAAGATAAAGAAAGTGGAGATGCAAATACAGAATATGCTGCAGTATTGTTAGTATTGTCTTTTAAGTAAGCCCAGTTTAAAGTAATTACATCGGTATAATCAGTAAACTGTGTTCCTGCTACATCTCTTACTATATACTTTACTTCTATTATTGTTCTATCACCATTACCCGTATTTCCTATAATTTCTCCGGAATCCTGTACTGTCACTCTATTTATCCCCCAACTTGTATTAGAATCATATCTTAATCCGCTATAATATTGTGCTGATAAATCATCCTGTGCTGGATCTCCATCCTCTGGATTACCTGGTAGATAGGTGTAATTTAACCAAGAGTTAAATTGTCTACTTGCATTTGTATTATCATCAAGAAAAAATTCATGAGATACAAGTTGCAATAGATCTTTGTTATACTTCCAGTCGAATTGTACTGTTGTTGGGTTAGGATCAGTTTGATCATCTATCCTATCTTCCCACTGTAAGTGTAGAGTAATTGTATCTCCTACAGTTAAGTTAGAAATATCTTCTTTTATTCTCTGTTGTATGTATGCTTCTTGTCCTGTTGCGACAACAGTAATAAATAAAATTAACGCTAATGTTAGTACTTTTTTCATTCTATAGTTTAAGTTTTTCAATTAATTCTTCACAAACCTTTTTTAAAGCTGTTGAAACATTTGTTTGAGAAAACTTACCTCCTTTATCTATGATTAGGGTAGCTGTTGATATAGATTTAGCTATACCTTTAGCAACAACGGATTTTTTCTTTTTACCATTCTTTCTAATATGTGCTTTTGCAATTATTTGAGTAGCGTCTGTATTTTTGGAATAAACAGCAAGTTGTACGTTAGTCTTTTTAACGTCAAAATATAGTAATTCTACGTGAAGTGAAATATCTGCATTAGAAGATAGATCGTACCCTTTATCCTGAATTATTTCTTCAAGAATATTCTGAACACCGAATGCCATATCTCTGTTACCGGCAAATGGTCCAAGTTTAATGTTATTCTCTACCTCTCCTATTTGTATAACGTCTTGACTAAAAACGTTTGTGTTAATAAGGAGAATAAGGGACATAAAAAAAAGTCTCATAATCTTCGTATAATTGTTTAAGTAACAATTTAAAAGTAACTATTTAGAGTAACGGTTACTGTAACGATTGATTATGAAACTTATTTAATATAAATAGCCGGAAATACTCAAACTAACTCAGAAATCCAATTATATGTTTTTGTTAATCCTATACTAACAGGGTTGGTATAGTTAGTACCTACATTATTTAAAAATAAAGTATTTACTGAGTTTCTACCTCTAACTCCTAATGGACCGTCTATATGTTTTTTTATAATATTCTTACCGGCAATCTTAGCTATATAATCCACTAGTTGATTTACTGTAATCATTTCTTCTGAACCTATATTCACAGGTTCTTTATACTCCGAGTCCATTAACATTCTGACAGCATCTAAACAGTCATCAATATATAAAAAAGATCTTGTCTGTTGACCATCCCCCCAAACTTCTATTTCGTCTCCATCTTTAGCTAAAGCAATTTTTCTACAAATTGCTGCAGGAACTTTTTCTCTACCTCCTTGATATGTACTTTCTATACCAAAAATATTATGAAATCTGGCAATTCTAGTATCTAGAGAATAATTTCTATTAAAAGCCATAAATAGTCTTTCACTAAATAGCTTTTCCCATCCGTACTCTGAATCTGGATTTGCAGGATATGCAGATGATTCTTCACAGTTTGGATTATTAGGGTCTAATTGGTTATGTTCTGGGTAAATACAAGCAGATGAGGAGTAAAATATCTTTTTAACTTTGGCAAGAGTAGCATAATGAGCTACATTGAGATTAACCAGTGCTGAGTTATGCATTACATTAGCATCATTTTCACCGGTAAATATGTAACCTGCTCCACCCATATCTGCAGCTAATTGATAAACTTCATCAAAGCTCTGATCAAATACTTCACTTACTAGGTTAGGATCTCTTAAATCTCCTTGAATAAAATCGTCAGCTTGTGTTAAAGAAAATTCAGGGTATTTGAGATCTACTCCCCTTACCCAAAAACCTTCTTGCTTTAATTTTTTTACTAAATGTGAACCGATAAATCCTCCAGCTCCTAATACTAATGCAGTCTTCATTACCAGTAATATATTATGTTAGCACCTGTTTGTGGTATTTCTACTTTTTCTTGAGCGTTAACTAGTTCCTTGAATTCTTGGGGAGTATAAGAAGAAACATTAAACAAGTGGCTAATGTTATTATAGGTAATATACCCGTTAGTAGCGTTTTTAATAATTTGCTGAATATAGACTTTTTGTACAAACTTAGAACATTCAGAAATAGCGTAATTACTAATAACTAGATCACTATTGATAGGTTCATGTAAATCTTCTAATTCCTTAAATTCCACATTTTGTACATTATGTCTACCCAAATAAGTTTTCGCTAAATCTAAAACTTCGGGTAAGTCAATTATGGTATATTTTAAATCACCATATAATTTATTCAATGTCAGACACTGTCCTCCATATCCTCCTCCTATCTCTACTACAGTTTTACCTGATAAATCTCCGAACATCTCTTTTAATTCTAATCCTACTTTAAAATACCTGAGTGTTGTAGGAGAGATAGAATTAAAAGGTTCTTGGTATGATTCAAGTTTAGTTCCTCCAAAAATATCATTTGCTCTAATAGAATCTAAGTAACTCTGAGTATATTCTGGGCTATTCACTATATAGTTAATGTATTCTTGACCTTGCTGGTAAGAGACGTGTTCTAGAATAGGGGTGAAATCCCCATGAGTTTTAAAACTGTTGAAAGCTTGTTCATCAATAGCTGCTTGTTTACAGATATTTTTATAACTCTCGTAGTCTGAAATGCTTGTTTTCATTTTTATATTTTATTTTTATATTTTAATCATTTCTGGATAATATAAATCATCTAATATGAAGTGAAAGTAATATGTGCCAAACCAATTATTAGGGGCAATAACTTTTTTATTGGGGTTAGTATTTAACCAAGATCCCCACCAGCTAAAAGAGCTATTAGCTATTATATTATGATCTGCTAATGTCATAATACATAAGTCGACAAAAGTATCATTAGGTGAATAGTGAATATATTTAGCTTTTATATTATCCTGACACCATTTAATATCATCTGAGCATACTATAAATACGGTTTCATCTTGATTAAAGTGCTGTATAGCTCTATTGTAATAATCTATACTGCAGAGTGGGTGGTGATTAGGTAGATTTACATAATCTGTTCTTCTTATGTGAATTGTCACAACCTGTTTACCCTGTCTAATATTATCTATATACTGTAAAGCTTTTGTTTGTATTTCATTTTTAAAAGTAAATTGATCTCCTACTAAGTCTTGGCAATGTTCAAAATACTTATAACTTTGAAAATACCCTTCCAGATTAGTAGAGTCTTCTATTTTATTAAATAAGCGCCTATCGTAATGAAAAAACTCTTCTTTATAGGTATTATTGTACCTTATATCGTTAGTATTATAAAAATGCGGTTTATCTATTTTAAAATATTTAACAAGCTCTAAAGAAGAAGATAAATTTTCATTTAATACTATATCATACCCTTTTTTTGCAGTAACCCCTAAAAGTGTAGCATATTGAAACATTTGGTTACCTAGCCTACCGTTAATCCCTAATTTTTCATATGTTATCATACTGAGTTCTAATTTTAATGCATTGTTCTTCTGTGAACCATTTATCTATAGCATGAGCTCCTAAGGAACCTAATTGGAATACTGATTCTACTGAGAATTTTTTAGCTTCTTTTAAAGGAGCAAGAGTACCGTATCCTTTATCTACCATCATTCTTGTAAAAAATAGATCTTCTCCCATATCTCTACCCCAAGTATTCTCTGATAATATATTATACATAACTTTAGGGTTCCGGATAGAAAGTCCTCCATTGCCAACATACGGGTAATAATCCGGATCGTATTCCTTCCAAGGAGCGCCAATATAGTCATACTCGAGAAAATCTTCTATACCTGGTTTAAATATCTCACTATCGGATTGGAAAATAACAACTCTATCATACTCGTAATACTTATACCAAAATGCCTTATCAGTTAACATTAAATTATACTGGTGTACAAGAAAGAGAGGTTCTGAAGGTATAGTTTTTAAATGTATTGTAAAATTCTCTAATTCTACAGTACTGTTTAATTCATCAATATTTTGCGAAACTGTATAAATAAATAAGTCCCCTTTAGGGCAGAACTTAAGGTTTTGCTTAATTGCTTTATAGATTTCTTCTAGTCTAGTATCGACTAATATGTACCCTAATTTCATTTTAAATGAGTTTTATATGAGTCTAAAATTACGTTAGAGTAGTTTACCTCTTTTTGTTCTATGTCGGAATAAGATGGTCTCTGTATTGCTAAAACCGGTAGAACTGTATATACATTAAATCTAGAATCTCTAGACATATTCATGTACAGCTCATCAATAGCTCTATAATCTTTCCAATTAAAATTTAAAATATGGTCATAAGCTTTTTTAAACACCACGTATGCATGAGCACAGTAAGAACCATTTATTTTACCTAAATTAGGTGAAACTCGATTAATATCCGCTAATACGTTAGCACCTAAGTATAATATGTCGCAAGGTGGTTGATGATTAAGGTCATTAAAAGCTTTATCTAGTAACTCATGTGGTGATTCAAGAAATGCACAATCATCTTCTAATATCAACACACATTCTTGGTTTCTTTCTTTTGCTTTTTTTATTATCTCTAAGTGAGAATACGCACAACCTAATCTGGAAGAAGCTAAATTTTTATCGTGATCATTAAATTCAGGATGTAATTTAAGATAATCTTCAAGCTGTAGAGGGGTGGTTTCTATACCTTCTTGACGTTCAGCAGTAATACCGTGAGATACTAATTCTTTATCAATAAGTTCTCTTCTATCGTGTCTTCTGTTTAAATTTATATAATATACCTGGTCAACTAAATTATTAACTTTTTTACCTTCAAATTTAATTTTAAAAGTTAAATTGGTATTATCATAAATCCTATTAGAACAGTAACTATCAAGTTTACCTATATTAATAGTTTCCCCCATAAGGTAACGCAAACCCATAGTATATAAACTATACTGAGTATCTCCGGAATCTTTATATTGGTCTACGTACTCTACTCTATTAAGGTTACTGATAAAACAGGGAGATATTCCATAGAAAAGTTGTAATTTATCTTCAAATTTTCTACTATCGGCTTTAAATATTTTACCGTATAAATCAACTTTATCTATTAATTCAGGTTTTTCAGTATAGTAGTATAAATTATCACGTTTATTTAAAAGAGATGCTACATTATAAAAAGTACCTTCACTACCCTGTACTTTATTTAAGCCACAAAATAAATTAAAGTACTCATTATTAAAGTCTAAATAGTAAAGATCGTTTAAATTAAATTCTCTAGTAAATAACGTATTACCAGGTAAAACTAAATTAAGTATCTCAGTTTTAAAGTAATCTTCAACGTGATATGTTGAATTACCCTCATTTAAATTAACTAAAGTAAATTCTATATCTCTTCTTTTTCCAATTAACTTCTGAAAAGCATCTCTGATTGCCCATTCGTGTGTGTAATTACTGTATAAGACATTAAAAGTTACTCCGATATCTCCTTTTTTATATTTTAAAAAAGATTCTATTAAAGCATCTGTCTGTGCAGGTCTTTCAAATCCAATTATTGTAATATGTAACTTCATTATAGGTAATTTATATCCGGTCTTCCGGTTTTAGCTCTTTCTTCAAATGTACGAGTTTTAAAATTAACTCCAGCGTACTTTTCGTACTGTTCTACTGTACGTTCGGTTCCAAGTCCATATCTACCTAAATCTTCTGATGTATCTCCGGTAAGCATTGCTTCTACTCTATTATTATTTCTTTTATCTAGCTTATGAAACCAGTCAGGATGGTCATCACTAAATACTTTTCTATAATGTCTGTCGTGTTTATGTGCAGCCATATTTACCGTAGTAGCATAATGGTTATATCCATGTGTGAATGATCGAACAGCTAGAGAAATTTCTTCTCCTAAAAATAACAAATCTGGATCATAAGGTACGTCGTGTATCCATTTACTATGCCCAAATAAGTTACTAGCGGTTAAAAAACTATTAAGTTCTGGTTTATCGCATTCTTCTCTTACTTCATACATCTGTAATAGAAGTGGTCCAGCAAAAGCATTAGCTACAGAAACTGCTCTAGTATTAGGTTTACCGTACCATTTACCAAATCCATTAGGTGGATCCCATTGTGATACCGCACAAGATAAGATTGCTTTAGGATCATTTAAACTAAAATACTGATTAAGTAATATTTCATCCCAGTTTTTACGAACCATTATATGTGAATCTATCAACCAGAAAAAATGTTCGTCTTCTAGTAACTCAAAAGCCATACTCCGTGCCCAGCAAGCTCCTTTAGAGTGTAAAGCAGGAATTTTTAATACCCTAACTTTATTTTTATCAAAAGGTAACTCGTCTATCTCTTCTTCACCGTATTGCCAGGCAACTCCAAAAGTTACTCTATCAGGATGTTTAGCATTTTGTAATACATTATTAATGGTATGAGAAAGAAACGGATCTCGATACGCAGCTATATTAACAAATATTTTAGTATTTCTATCCATTAAGTACAGTAGTTATTTTATTTCCCCAACCTTTAGATTCACTATGTGGCCAAACGATCCATTGGTGGGGAATTGGACCGGTGTATTCTCTCCATATATTCATCCATTCATTATCGCTTTTTTTCATAGATTTAATTTCTCCGGCGGTGAGATCTTTTCTAAAAATCTGCTTACCATCTTTATCTTCAAAAATAACTGCTGCAAAACTATAATCATCTTCAGGAAAGTCGTTTTTATGTACATCTAAACAATGTTTAAATTTACTAAAAAAGGAATTGTTATAATCTTCAACCTCAGGGTTAGGTGGTATTTTATTACTTAACGTATATTGCTGTACCCCTCTATCGTTAAACCTTATACCGGCATATCTTTCATATTCTTGTAAAGTTCTAGAAGAACCAAAACCATATTTACCTTTTCTATATTCCTCATTTACCTGACCATCAATCCCTAATAATTCTCTGGTTAGTTTATGGGTGTTTGTATTAAGCTGAGTCCAATCTGAAGAATCATCCCAGTGTTTTGTTCTACCTTTTCTTGTATATTCATGATATGCAATAATCTTATGTGGATGGTAGATATCATACCCATGAGTAAATGCTCTTACACCAATAGTAATTTCTTCACCGTGGAAATAAAATTGAGGATCATGTTGAACTTCGGTGGAAAATTCTCCTGCAGTAAATGCAAAGTGAGCTGAATAAAACCTACCTTTTATAGGTTCGTTTCTAGTTTTCCAATCCGGTACTCCGGCTGGTAGGAAAAATACTACACCTTCAGGGGTAAATCTATCAAAAGTCATCCACCAAGGTTCAACTCCTCTATCCTCTGGATCGTTTTCTGGATTAAATGAAGAAATATAACTAGTAAGTAAAGGTTTATCAACTCCTTTGTTTCGGAGTTTCTGGTACATGTAAATAAGTTCTAAATCCCAATTTTTGATAAATCTATGATGAGAATCTAACTGTAATGTATACCTTTCTCCGTTGTATTCCTGTTGAATTTTATTTCTAGCCCAACATGCACCTTTTGCCTGTTTATATGGAATATCTAAAATAGACACCCTACTGTCGTCTTTGTATTTATCTACATTATCCCATTTATCTTTATCAGAATGTTGCCAGGCAATACATACTTTTATATTGTCCGGGTATTTTGCTTTAGAGAATAGGTCATCTAAGGTAGGAATCAATTGAGGGTCCCTATAAGATGCTATTTGTATAAAAATTGTATCATCTTTTGTGATAGTATAACTAAAATTACTCATAATCTTTTCTTTATTAAAATACTCTTTATCAATATTTTTCCATTTACCTTCCGGGCAAGCATTTTCTACTGGGGAAAATACTTTACCCTTAAGTGCACAACCACAAACAGAACATCTATTAACACCTAAGTTAGTAACTTTTTTATCACAAGAGTTACAAATTTCAATTCTTTTACTAGCTAGTTCTGATTGCTGCTGGTTAGGATCAAAAGCTATATTCCAAGCTTTAAATATTTCCTGTATCTTATTCATAACATTTGTATTTTTATCTACCCGTCACAACTTAAACAATCTTCTGATGTTCTAGATCCTATGTCTCCGTTAATTACTGAATCTGTTCTTAAGTAGTAAAGTGTTTTAATACCTAACTTCCAAGCTGTTTGGTGAACTAAGTTAATAAACTTTGGACTATCTGTTGGATCGAACGCTAAATTTAAAGATTGTGTTTGATCAATATATTTCTGTCTAACAGAAGCTTGTTCTACTAAAGCAAGTTGATTTATTTCGGCAAATGTTAAGAATATCTCTTTATCATCTACTGGCATAACATCTTCTGGTAGGTTTGCTACAGATCCTCTATCTTTCATGATTTGGTCCCAAACTTCTTCTGTATTAGCTCCTTTTTCTTCTAAATAAGATTCTAATGCTGGATTCTTTCTAATAAAAGTACCTTTTGCTGAGTTAAATGTATAAACATTAGCAGGAATTGGTTCAATACCGGCAGATACTCCTCCTGAAATCGTAGAGTTAGAAACTGTTGGTGCTACTGCTAGTAAGTGTGTATTTCTCATACCAGTTCCTTTACACCATAATGGCTCTCCATACTCATCAGCAAGCTTTCTTGATGCTGCTTCAGCTTCATTTCTAATTTTAGAGAAAATCTGGTGTGTATAAGATGTAGCTGCAATAGAATTGAAAGGAATCCTTTCGTTTTGTAAGAATGTATGCCATCCTAGTACTCCTAAACCGATTGCTCTACCTTTTTTAGCTGATCTATGAGATCTAACAAGTGATTCTTTGCCGTTAGTTTTAACTAAAAACTCTTCCATTACTCCGTCTAAGAAATAAACCGATGTTTCAATTAAATCAGTGTTTTTCCATTCATGGTATTTAGTAATGTTCACTGAAGATAGACAGCAAATAAATGAATGCTCTTCATCTGTATGTAAAGTAATCTCAGAACAGATATTTGTCATTGTTACATCCAGGTTGTTTCTTACATATGCAGGAGGATTTGCGTTATTAACGTTATCCTTAAACATAATATAAGGTTCTCCTGTTTCTACTCTAGACTTAAGTATTTCCACCCATGTCTCCATTGCCTCAGGGTCTCTCCTGTCGAGTTTCTCCATAAAGTTATCATCCACTACAACGCATTGATGTAAGTTTAGACACTGTCTATTAGGGTCCCCTTTAGGTCTTCTAATCTGTAGAAACTCTTTGATGTCTGGGTGATTAATATCTAGGTTTACAGATGCTGCTCCTCTTCTTACTGCTCCTTGGTTGGTTGCAATGATAGTGGAATCATAAATCTTTGCCCAAGGAACAATACCTTCGGATTGACCCATATCATCTTTACCTATTTTACCGCCTCTTCCTCTAACTCTTGAAAGTCCGATACCTACTCCTCCTCCAAGGGATGTTAATCTCATTAGCTCGGCATTAGTTAACCCGATGCCTCTAATAGAATCTGGGGTGTCGATTCCAAAGCATGAGATTGGTAATCCTTTGTCTGTTCCTGTATTTGAAAGAACTGGTGAAGCTAAGTTCAACCAACCTTTCCACATATATCTAAAGAACTTATTTTCTAAGTCTGGTCTATCTAATCTTTTAGCTACAGTTGAGGCAACTCTTTTGTATGCTAATTTAGGAGTTTCATTTGGTAACAAATAACCTTTTGATATTGTTGCTATTGAAACCTCATTCATCCATTCTGGATAATCTTTACCTGCTTCCCATTTGGAAGTATCTACTATTATACTCATAAACTTTAATTAAAATGCTGAACCCCAGTCCATATGACCTTTTGAATAATTTGTAACTCTATTTGCAAAGAAATCTGTTTGCTGTTTACCTGCAATCACTGCATCAAACCATTTCATAGTTTTTAATGCTCCTTTGTCAATTTCTTCTGACGGTATGATTGGTTTTAAACCTAAATCTCCCATTTTTGTATTAACCCTATGTTTAATAAAGTTCTTGATTTCGTCTTTAGATAAGTTTTCTAAATCTCCCATCTCAAATACCTTATCAATAAAGTCAAACTCTAATTTGATAGCAAGTCTTGCTGCTTCTGCAATATCTGCTTCAAGTTGTGGTGTTTTAAATTCTGGATGCTCTTTCATTAAAGTTCTAAATAACCAACATCCTGCTTCAGAGTGTAAAGATTCATCTCTTACAGACCATTCAACAATCTGTCCTACACCTTTTAAAAGGTTTCTCATTTTAAATGAAAGTAACACTGCAAAGGAACTAAACAAGTTAACACCTTCTGTGAAAGCAGAGAAGATAGCGAGAGATACAGCTCTTTGGTGCCAGTCTGGGTTATCATGACTGTCTCTTACATTCATTAGGTTTTCAATCTTTGCCATAGTAGATTCATCTTCCATAAATTCGGCAAAGTTATCAAGTCCAAGCTGTTCATTCAACAACGAATAAGCTTCAGCATGAATTGTTTCGAAAGATCCGAAAGTAACTCCCATCGCTATGACTTCTGGTTTTCTAAACCAAGATGTAACAAGGTTTGTCCAGTAATCATTTACCACTGTTTCGGTTTGTGCAAAACCTTTTAAGATACCCCCAATTAGGTTCTTTTCGTGTGGTTTTAAATTTGAGCTCCAGTCTGTTACGTCTTGTGCCATTGGTACTTCTGTATGTAACCAGTGGGCTTGTTGTTGCTTCATCCAATAATCGAAGGCTTGTGGGTATTCAAAGGGTTTATAAACGATTCGTTCTTCTAAAAGGCTCATATATACTTATATATTTGAAAGGTTACTAGACAAAAACATCCCCTTGAAAGTATCTCGGGGACGCTTTAATAAATAGAATATATATTTCTATTTCGTCCATAAAGTTATTAAAATTATTGCATTAATTTAGCCATGGTGGCTGAATCTAAGTTATATTTAGGTTTATTCTCTTCTGCTAATAGATCTGCTGGATCTGCTTTACCTAGAAGTTCAATATGTCCATTATTGGTATCTACTTTTGCATCGTAGGTCATACCGTCTTGTCCATATCTATTTTTCATAACGTGTATACGTCCTGTACCTAAAACTTTATCTTCCTTTTGTCTTGAAAGAGATAAACAAATATCAGCTACCATCATCTTATCGTATGAACCGGCTGCTTTATCTCCTTCTATAACAGAATCTTTAGCACCCATTCGGTTAACCTGAGAAGGTGTAAGAATCGGTATTTTCATCTCTTTAGCTAAACCTTTCGTTGCAATAAATACATCGTCGATTTCATCTTTACGTTCTGAAAATTTACCTTTAGACGGTGCTCTTAAGTAATCAACGTAATCAATAACTACTAAGTCTGGTTTGTGATCCATATCAATACATTTCTGTATATGGGACTTAATGGTGTTTACTGTCGCTCCCTTAGGTGGATACTCCTTTACTATAAGTTTACCTTTTAGATTATTAACTTGAGCTTCTACTTCTTTTCTATGTTTATTTACATCATCTATAGAATAACCAGTAAAGTAACAGTCAAATCGTTTTCCGACATAATCTTCACCTAATTCTAAGGTATAGTAGTTAACGTTGTAGCCCATTTTTACAGCATGTGCTGCTGCTGCAACCATAGTCCAGGATTTACCTCCTCCTGGGTTACCAAATATGATTATTAAATCACCAGGTCCCCAACCTCCTTGTATTCCATCGTTCATTACCGGCCAAGGTGTTGGTATAGTCGGTCTATAATCAACACGGTACCTAGTCTCGATATCTTTATTATATTCATGTCCAATATTCTTATCGGTACCGGCTTTCATAGCTTTTTCAACCTGATTTCTAATACCGTCGAAGTCTCCTTCTTTTAAAAGATCGGCTGAGGCTAGAATAGCAGCTTTCATTTCTTGATTCTTACAGAATCCTAAAAACTCCTCTTGAATATAATTTAAATCCTCTTGTGAAGCAGCGTAAGAGTTTCTAAGCTCTTCTTTTAACGCTACTATTAGCACTTCATTCTCTAACTTCTGAAGTTCAACTTTAAGAACATCCATTGTTACGACTGTATGATACTTATCGAAGTATCTGATAATCTCGTTGATAATCCACTTATGTGAATCAGCATCAAAGTACTTATCTGTTAAGACGTCTCTGGTATTCTGTAAAAATGATTTGTCTGTTAGTAGTGATCCTAGTACTTTTAGTTGGAACCCCTTCCCGTACTGCTGTAAGCTCTTTAATGTCATTATAACCTATTTTACTTGTGTTAATCCTCTAAAGTTTTCCAACCATCCTTCTGTGTTTTTGGTTATTCCTTCAATTTTATCTACATCTAGATTATGAAGAAAAGCACCAGTCTGTAAATCAGGTATTGGACTCTTTATTACTTCTAATATATGATTTTTTTCTTTATCATCCAACGTTGACTCATGTAAATCCATTAATTTAAAATTAGTTTCTACACGATCCCATTCCGTTAAAATTTTAGGGAAAATCTTCTTTACCTTTTTCTCTTCTAACTTTGCAGCACAGGTATCATACACATAGTCTAATGTAATTCCTGGTTTATTTACTAAGTGTGGAAATTCAGATATTATCGTTTTTATCCCTAATCCTTTAACTCCAGCTAAGTTGTCTGAGTTGTCACCTAATAATGCTTTTACTACATTATAATTTTCGGGTAATACTTGTAACTCTTGCTGAATATTCTCAGCAGTAAAGGTTTTCTTTTTTACCGGTGCGTATACTTCAACGTTCTTATCTACAAGCTGTAAAAAATCCTTATCTGAGGATACAATAGTAACTTTCTTATCAGAACCTGCTGCTGTTTTAGCTAAGTAAGCAATTATATCATCTGCTTCTAGCTTTTCTGCCATTAAAGATTGAACTGGTAGACATTCAAGGTAATCTTGAACTCTATATAACTGTCCAATCAGTGCTTCCATCTCCTCCTGTTTACTATCATATAAACCCCAATGTGTAATACGTGAAGTAGCACGTTGGGCTTTATAGTTAGGATCGATGTTCTTCCTATTAGCTGATCCTCCTTTACCGTCCCATACTATTATAACCCTAGTTGGATCAAATATCCTAGTAACGTACCCTAGAGATCGCATGAAGCCTACCAGGCCGCCTATGTGGTGACCTGATGGATTCATTGCTTTGAGCAGTGAGAAACTACGAATTAACATATTCATAGCATCTATGACCAAGATATGGTCATTAAGCTCTCGGGGTGGGGTCTGCTTTAAATTCTTTAATAAATCAGAGTAGTCGGCCATTAATCGAGGATGTTAGGCTTAATTACTTCTTCTTCTAAATCACCTTCTTCAATTAAGTCAAAATCAATAGATCCTACAAGCTTTAACCAGTGGTCTTTATGAGCATTTTTGTATTTATCAATTTCTCTTTTATCATCTGGTATGAAACCATGTGAAGTCATTACAACTCTACCTCTAGATTGAACTCCTCCAATATGGTTCTTTTCAACCTGAATGTTGGTTCGTTTAGCAAATTCAACCTGTAGGCCGTCTTTAATTGCTTTAATCTTAGAGGTACCTGGGTTAGTAATATTACCGAAAGTTATAACTAATGTCGCATCATACCACATAGACATTCCTCCTTTATTTTGTAATTTAGGTTGTCCCATTGGTGATTCAGGTTTCATCGTCCATACCTTATTAATAGCAACTAATGTATTAGTGTATGGTGAATTCTCTTTACGAGATAATAATATCTTCTGGTTTAGGTTATTACCAAACTGAGTAGACATTGCGCCTGCATTCCATTCGTTATTATTCTTATTAGACCTAACTGATAATTCACAAGGTACTGATCCAATTGAATCCCAAAAGAAGCACAAATCATAAGGTAGATTACCTTTAGCTTGTTCATCCATAAGATCGGCCATATAAACGGCTACATCTTCAATAGTATTTAGTGATCCTCTATCGGCATACAGAAAGTGACCTTCAAAGTCGGTTACTGTGCCGTTTTCATCCTTAACCTCTTCAAACTGAAGTCCCATTTCTTTTGCATGTTCCCAAGACCATTTCATCTCTGAAATAATGAAGACAGGTAAGATGCCCATTTTTTGAGCGTTAACTGCAGCTTCTAACAGCGCTGTTGTCTTACCTGTATCACTATGACCTCGTAATAAAGTAATGTGACCGGTTGGAATTCCGGGTAAGGAAGTAATATCTTGATAGGCTTTCGATAGAGGAATCCATCCCTGTTCTTTAAACTTCACCGAAGCGTTTGAAAAACCTTTCTTTTTTTTAAAATTGCCAAGATTAAATCCTTTCTTGACAGCCGCAGATGCAGCCTCCTGTACTTCCTTTTTCTTTGCCATAATTACTCGTTAAATAAGTCATCAAATTTACTAACTGTATCCTGTTTTCCAGCGGTAGCAGTTTCTAAACTAAAATCAGACTTATTCTGTCCTAAGCTTTCTGGTAATTCTTTATCTACATTACTGTCTGTAGAAGTTGTAGAAGTTACAGGTGTACTAGGTGTCTCCTCTGTTACAGAAGAAGGATCTAAATAACCTTGTAATTGCTTCTTAATGAAGTTATAGTCATATTCTCTATGAACTTCCATTGGGTCTGGTTGAGTCTTTAACCATAAGTCAACTAAATCATTATTGTCTGATAAAGGTGTTTGTTTTGGTTTAATACGAACACTTGTTTCTGGGTAAGGATTACCTTGTGATTGCTCTACTACCATATCCCATCCGTTGATTACATCTGTGAAGTCTCCAATATCTTCATCTTCTGCTAAAGCTAGTAATGCCTTGTAAATTGTCACACCGAAGCCCCATAGGCGTACTCCTTTTTCTTCTTCCCCTCTTACTACGACAGGAGCAAAAACTCTTGTCTTTGGGTTAAGTTTTCCAGATAGTGACCAGTTGTCTTTATCTGATGTTTTTCTTAATTCCTTTACGAACTCTTCAATAGGGTCTTGTTTACCAAAGTTTGATAAAGCAAGCATTGGGTACTTTCCAATTCCGTAGTGAAATTTTAACTCTTTGAATGGAAAAGCAGGATCAAAGGCAGAAGGTACAATACGTACTGTCTGTTTACCTAATGATGGTTTCCAAAAGATTTTTGTGTAATCGGTCTTCTCTTGTTGTTGACCGTTTGAGTTTAAGGCATCTAGCCTCGACTTAATTGCATTAAGATCCATATAACTAATTTTAATTTATAACTTTTATTTAATATAAGAAAAAAAAACTAAACTACAAACTATAATTCAATAATTTGGTGTAATTTAGTATTAACCCTTTTAAGTTCTGGGCCTTTGGTAAGAAGTATGCAGTTTCTGTAATCTGTCCAGTTTATTCTGTAATTTGTATCTAACTTACCGTCATTTAACTCTTTAATTAATGTATTAAGTGCATTAATAGTATAAAGGGTGTTAGATTCCTTTTTTCGGTGGACTAATATAGTGTTGTCTAAAAACGTACCTACGTTTCCAAAATCAACATTATATGTACAAATATATTCATCTTGACTCTTTGAGTAAAGTACAAAGATTTTATTATATATGATCTTGTACCTTTCCTGAACAGTAGCTAATACTTCTTCTAAAGTATCTTCTGTTGCGAAGGTACAGAATAGTTTGTTACTCATATCTTCATTTAAATAAATTGGTTCAATATCGTAATCAAACCTTGGTCTCATAACATCTGTTATCATATATAAATATCTTTATAGTCTATAAAACTAAATTCTTACTAAATTTAAATTTAATCGGGTATTTTCCTTCTGATTCCATTATTCTCTGTATTTCTTCTAAAGTCTCTTTTCCATCTTCTTTATGAAAGTCAAATAAGAAGGCATCATAGGTATATAAGGCAATTTTTGTCTTTTTATCTCTAAGGTACCTAAGTACATTTTTCAATATAAGTATATTTCTTGCGGTCTCCAAACTTTGCATCATATAGTTCATTAATTTAGCTGGATGCATCTCTTTTAGCTCTTTGGTGAACGGTTTATCTGATATTGGGTTATAGATTACACCGTTATCGTTATAAAAGTTCCACATAGTATCGATATACTCCTGTATTTCTTTAAAAATTTTTAGGTCTTTATGTTCTTCTGGTATTTTACCGTATATTGCCTGGAAATTAATTTGTTTAGCTGCATCATACTCTTCTTCTGTGATTTCATCTTTACCGAAGTATAGTTTAGCAAGTTGGGTATGTGCTGATTCTGACGTCAGGGGGTAATTTATCTGATCAGAAAGTAACCTAAGGTGATAGCCATCAAAATCCAGCTCAACAAAGTAGTCGCCTTTCGGTACGAAACAGTTTCGGTGCTGCTCGCTTTTAGGTATAGCAGCGAAATTAACAGAATTAAAAGCATTAGTGGGTCTAGATGTAACATTATATAAATTGTATGAAGTTAGTACTGTATTATCAACTATATTAAATAGGGGATCTCTTGGCTTAAATAATTCTTTAAAAGGTTCGTAATGAATTCCAACTCCTGATTGTTCTAGCAGTAAGAAAACGTTAGTAGCAGTTTTATTGTAAAAGTCAAAACCGGTAGGTATATCATAATCTATTACTTTACTAACTTGATTATAAACTTTTTCACAAGACTCGTATAACTTCGCTATAGGTATAAGCTGGTTGATGTGTGAGAATTCTCTAAATTTATTATAAAAGAAGTTTAAAGTCTCATTCTCTTTAGAGTACTCCAACCTATCAAACTTCACCATAGAGTAAACCAGAGATAAATCTATAGCTTCTTGTAGATTAAAGTGATATAGAAGAGTCTTTTTATTTAATGTATACAGTTTATCTACGTTTAAAAGAATCTCGTAGATACGGTCTTTATCAATATTTATACCTTCATCGTGATTGATAGGGATTATATACCCCTTCTGACTTAATAGAGGTCTAATGTAGATTGCAACTGTTGAAGTAAGTTTAGGGTGGTATAAATCATTAGAAGAGATTACATCTACGTAAACTCCTTCTTTTGATAACCGCTCTAAATTAGTTAATTTAGAATTTTCTTCTACTATATAAAACATTTAACCTAAAACCTTTTATATAATATAGTACTTTTTTTCTATTCTACAAACTCAGAATAGGATTTAAAAAAATTATTTATTCCAGGTACTTTAGATTCTAGTAATTCTACTGTTTGTTTATTTTTAAATTCAGCACCGTAATAAATATAAGATTTTTTTATAATATTTTCAGAAGGACCTTTAATAACCCAATTTAAGGTTATTCTACTAGTATTAGATTTATTTTTAAAGAGGTCGTACCTTTCTTTTGTAACTTCTATTATTACTCTATTTTTTCTGTTCTGAATTAAATATCTTTCCCAAACTCCTTTTAACCTATCTTCTTTAGTAGGTTGGACTTTCTGTTCTACGAATACTGCAGAATTAATAGGGACTGTATTTGATATAGGTATAAGTTGTTTTGAATTTTTATCTAATACTTTACCTGTAAAAAATTTATCTTGGTAGGTAATAACATACCATCCTACATATTCCACTCCGTTTAAAGAAAACTCTTTGCCGGGTGTATGTTTAGGTTCACTGTATTTAGATTTAGGTAAAGCCATTATAGTATAAAGATTTGAGTTTTAACATCAGTTTTCCATCTACCTTGTTCTATTTTATGATCTAAACCTGTAATAATAAAGCCTACATTACCTCTATATCTTTCTGGTAAGAAAAATTCGTTTACTTTAAATGCTTGACCAATTTTCATTCCTCCTATTCCTTTCATAGTGAAAGATAATTCAAAAGGTATAAGACCGGGTGGGTTACTTTTCTGACGTTTTGTTTCCTCCTCTATGTACTCACCCATAAGTTCTCTATGAATGTTTAGGTAGTTAGAAGGTGCATACCCTATGTAGTAATTATTACCTTTATCTATTTCAGTTAAATACGCTTTTAAAGAATTAAAGTTATCTTTATTAATAACTTCTTCTTCTTCCTTCGGTTTTACATCTTTTGTGGAAGGTTTCTTTTCAACTAAATGTCTATCTCTTAGTCCTACATTCCATTTTTGAACATTAAGTAATTCACTATTAGTAGAAGAACTCGTACCGGCTTGTGCAGCTATTGCTATCATACTTGTTAGGTTACCAGAAAGTTTGGAGACTATGGTTAAGTTTTCAACTTCACTTGATAAGCCAACTAAATCTATAAAAGAATCAGAACCTATCTTATCCCCAGAAGGTACTACTTTCCTATCAACAATATAATATAACGAGTCATCATCATCTGATAATATATCAAATTCATTTATATTACCTAGTGCTCTTTGTATTTCGCTTAATATATCTTTAATTACAGAATATAGGCTGTTATTTTTATCATCTGTATTTTTTTTACGTTCTTTAATAATTTCAAGTACTAAATCTATTGATACAAATATATTTAAAATATCAGATATTTCTTCTCCTCCAAACTGCACCTGTTGATTGATAGGGTAGGAAAGTTCTGCTCTGCTACCTTTTGCTTTAGGTAAAAGACATATTTGCGGATCGATAGATAAGTGATTACTAAATGTAGTAAATCTAGGAAATTGTTCTTTACCTGTCTCTTCCTTCCTGTTTCCTCCTATATAGAATGAATATAAAGGTGTATTAGATTGATCATAAACTAAAGACACTTTATTCATTACAATTAGAAGGTCTCTTAATGTAATGTACTTTGTCCATGCATCAGTTCTGGTAAAACTCTCTCCTCCGATACTTGCAGCTATAGTTTTAAACTCTCTTCCTATATTAGATAAAGTAGTTTTAAGATACTGAGTTGTGTTAGGAGATATCTTATTTAAATTATCTAAAGTGTTTAGACTTAATGCTTGATTAGTACTATCAGCCTCTAGGTACTTTTTTAATACAGGTGCATTCTTAATTCCTAATAAAAACTTTTCAAGTTCTGATCCGATAGCTTCAGTGTTGTATGTTTCATCAGTAGAATTATCTTTACTATCAAATATTGGGCCAAATGTAGATTTAATAGATTCTATTATTTCTCCTTTAGAAACTATATCAACTTGACATTCATAATTTACACCATTATAACTCCAACTAAAATTTTTAATAAACCCATAAAGAGCATCGTAGTTATTATTATTGGTTTTTTTTAATTCTTTAATTTTACTTTCTATATCCTTAGATGACATAGCTCCTAAGAATCTATTATTATCAAAGGTACTAACATTATTTTCTAATTCTGTAGTATTATTCTCTTCATCGTAAGTTAAGTAAAGAGAGTGTCCCCATTCTAATAAAATTGTAAACCCAGGTCTTAAATACAATTGTTCTAAGATTGTAAAATCGTCCGGTGAATGAACAGTAAAGTTAAAAGATGCAGTCCTCAAAGTACCATATGTACCTTTAGATTGGACTTGAAAAGAAGTAATACCTGGTGTAGGAACAAAGCCATATTCTAAACTATTAGAATAACTAGAAAATTCATCACCAGAAAAACCAGAAGAAGCTTTTGCAGTACCTCCTATGAGCTGGTAATTTTTAGCATTTTCTGAAGAGTAGGAGTTAGGTGAGTCTTCGTTTTCAATCTCTACACTAGAGGTAACTTTAACCCAACCTGTATTACTATTTAGGTATTGTATATCGTCAGATGTTCTACCTGTAGTCTTACTAACTATCTCTTTTCTAAGTTTTAGTTGATCGGTAACTCCTTTATCTAGAGGACCTCCTATAATTCCATTCTTACTAAATGATAAAGACATCTACCTATTTGAATTTACTTGATTATATAACTCTATTGCTTGTTGTTTGTTTCCTGGTATTCTAATTTGTTTACCTGGTTCTACTACTAATGATGCATTATTTATATTGTTAGCAGATGCTATAATCCACCATAATTTAGTATCTCTATAAAACTTTAAGGCTAATGTATCATACCTATCTCCTACCGTGCTAACTATATAAAAATCATCTTCCGTAGGAGGAATTGAAGGATATATAGGATTAGATCTATATCTTTTTCCTGTTTCAGAAGTAAGAATGTTTATATTATTATACCTTTTCATTTTTATTTATTTTATTCCTCTAAACCGTTTTTGAGTATCACATTTTCTTCACTTGAAAGGTAGTTATCAAAAAATCTTTCTTTACCTGTCTGTGGAGTAAATGTATGTATAGGTGTAAAAGTAAGATCACAGTTTAATATGTGAGGAAGGTTACGTTCTTCTTTATCTATTTCCCATGAAAATGTATTATTCCAAGATAAATTTATTGACCCTAAAAATCCTGGTACGGAATTTAAGTAATCTCCTACAGTTGCTCTAATAATTGTACCTCTCTGTATTCCTATTTCTGTGTTATAGGTCGGAGCAAGAGTAGAAGCTAAGTAATTTAGTTTATTATAGATCGGTGATAGTTCTTCTTTTGTTTGTGCTGCTGACTTAAAAGAAAGGTTATAAGCCCTATCAAATGAATCGTAAGTATGGAAAGATTCTCCTCTACCTATGTAATTATATTTATTCCAGTTACTAGTAAAAGCATCACTAAAGTTATCTAAAAAAGCACGGAACTGAATAAAAGTTGAAGGTAGGTCTTCTCCTGGTTGCAGTACCTCAAACTGAAATTTAATATAATCTTCAACATATTTACTTTCATTGTTACTAGGTTCTCTGCTATTAACCCTATCTTTACCTATTTCCTTTTGTATAGATGTTAAAGTATCGTTAGAAGTTCTAACTACTATTCTTCCTGGATCACCTAAATTAGTAGTAGCCAGAGTTCTTTTGTCAAGTTCATTATTTGGTCTACTAAATAATTTACCTTTAATAAAATGTGTACCTGTACCTGTTACTGGTACTTGTGCTAGAGTTGAACCTAGAGTTTCTAAAGTATCTAGTAATGCTGAGCCTATATTAGAGGTAAGTGCTTGTACTTTATCCTTTATACTACCTTTCACACTGTAAGATTGTTCTACAGAATTACTTAGTAATGTATTATTAGCTAGTAACCCTAACCCTTCCTTACGTATAAAAAGTTGTGCTATTCTTCCAGTATCATCTAACCTTTTTCCTAATTGTGTTCCGGTTAAAGCAGAAGTTCCTTTATTTTCAGTAGGTACCCTCTTTTGTATCAAAGGTGGATTACCGGGATGATTAGCTCCCATAGTAGGTTTAAACTTAAGTTTATTTAAGTCTGTCTTCCCTTCCTTGTATAATTTTATTATTGACATTCCTACTATAATTTATTATATGATAGAGCTAGAGTTTCACCAACTTTCCTACCATCTAAGGTTACATTTCCTCCTTGTTTAACTGCGGTTATTAATTCTCTTAGAAGAGTATTTGTTTCATCTCCAAATTTAGTACCGCCAGCCATTACTAGAGAGTCTTTAGGATTAGTTGCAATAGTAAAATCGTCTACGGTTATAGCTTGTTTTCTCTGTTGAGCCGATTCTTTTATAGCATTATTTACTAGTAGTCTATTTACTCCTACTCCAGGATTAGTCAAAAGGGATGCATAATCCATAAAACTATTACCCCTTAGTCCTTTTATTATGTTAGAAGCCTCTTCTTTACTGAGTTCTTTGCCTTTGTTTTCAGCTTGTGCTATTAGTTTATCTCTCTCATTTCTTTCATCTTCATTTAAACCGTCCATAAACCATTCGGAGAATACGTCTACAAGCTTTAAAATATTATCCGAAAGTGATCTAAGTGGGTTACTTAATCCGGTAATTTCTTGAATTAGTATACCTAGTTTTGTACCTACTAACGCTAAAGCATTTTTAAGATCGTCTTGTGCTGTTTGAGTACGCTCCATGTTGGCTAGTTCATTTTGTCCAACATCTCTTAAGGCTTTATTTCTAGCTTCTGCAGCTGAAAGTCCATCTTTTTTATATTTTTCAGTTAGTTGCTGTATTTGCTTTTCGGTACTTAGTCTCGATAACCCTTCTATTTTAGTTTCTTTTTCTAGTTCAAGTAAAGCCTCCCTCTGTATAAGACTTTTAGAGAGCTCTTCCCTACTTAGTCCAACTGCTTTTGCAACTGCTTCTTGCTGGAGAACGTTCATTTTGCCAAACTCTGCTGCAGACCCTACGTTTTTGGAAATTTCTGCTGCTAAAGTAGCTTGATCACCCATTAAAGCTGCTTCTCTTGCCTTTTGTAAATTAAGCTGTTTACCTGTAAGTAATTCAGATTCTAGTTCAGAAGAAATAGAAGATTCGAAATTTAAAAGTCCGCTAGATGCACTCTCTAAAGATTGAAAACTTAATCCTAATTTTCTTGCTTGGAATGCAGCTCTAGCTATCCCACCGGGAAATTTTTGAGTAGTAAGAAGTGTGGCAGAACTAACTGAGGCTATGTCTGATAATATATCTTTGTATCTTAGGTTTGAATTGTTAGAATCGTTGAGTGCAGAGGTAATCCCGATAACATCGGCTGTAGCATCTTGAAAAGATTTACCTACCAATGCAGAAAACTTATATAGGTTTGCAGCTGCTGATGAAGACATTCCTAACCTCTTGGTTAATGTAAACATTGTTTTAACAGTATCTACTGCACCTACTGATGCTGTTTGTAAATTTGAGGATAGCTCAATAGTGGCTTCAGTAAGTTGATCAAAAGTGATCTTGACGCTAGCTACTGATGATAATCTTCTAGATACTTTTCCTGCAACATCTGCGGTGAGTTGAAGATTATGCTGAAGGGATGTAATAGAGTTATCTATTCCTGTTAACCCTTTAACTATTCCTCCGATTAACGCACTTATTAATACAGTAGCTAGACCTCCTGCTGCCGATTTAAGTCCTGCAAATCTAGCTTGAGTTACACTTCCTGTCTTTTTAAAAGCTTCAGATGCTTTATTAGACATATTTGCAAACCCTTTAAAAGCTTGTCTTAGAACAGGTATGTCTTTAACTAAATTTGATATGGTATTAAAGCCTTTTGTAGCTTTATCGAATCTATTATATTCCCTAAGGAGTAATTTTGAACCTTTGACGGATTCATCAATTGAATCAGCCTGTGCTTTTATTGTCCTAGCTATTGCTTTACTAGTCTTATCGTTTTTATTATTATATTTATCAGCTTGTTTTAGGAGCTCTCCTTTTTCAGCAAGAACTTTTTCATGTAAGTTCTCAAGCTTATTACGTTTTGCTTTACTGCTTAAATCTTCACGGCTAAATTTACCAAGTTGTTTTGAAAGCTGTATTGCATTATCTGTAAGACCTAGTACTTCTCCTTCTACTTTAGCTCGATCTTCTGCCTGTTTAACCTGTTGTTCTAAGGCTTTGTTTTGCTCTTGGAGTATTCTAAGTTGTTCAGCACTAATCTTATTTAGTTCGCGCTGTTGTTCTAGCATCTTCTCTGAGTTCGTCTTTTTAGCCATGAGTTTCTATATACTATAAATATCAAAGGTCTCTAGTTTTTAGAGACCTTAGTATTATATGTTGGATTAATATCGGGTTGAGAAATTTTAGGGTTATTAGAATTATCTGATTGGTTTAATTCTTTATTTTGATTATCATAAAATTCCTTAATCTCATTAAATGTATAATTACGTAACCATATAGGCATATTATATACATCCAACCAATTATACCCTCCCTTTCCGTGGAAAACTATTTCATGTATTTGCTTAAAAATATTCTGTCTAGAGATTGTAATCAGGCCAAAAAAAGTTTAGGGTTACTGGAACCTCTACGCCCTCCTCTACGCCGTTTTGAGTCTGTATAGAAGTAACCATATCTATATCTGGAGCTATTGTGCTGTAGAATTTTCTTAATTCTCTAGCATCTCTAGCAAGTAAGTACTGGTCAACAAACTTTCTAATTTCTGCTTTTTCTCTAGTACCGTTAACTGATGTAATCATATACTTCAGCCTTGTGGAACCTTCAGGGTTATGTTCTTTATTTATTTTTTGAAGACCTTTTATTTCTCTTTCTATTTCTCGTTCGTCTCTGTGAGTTAACAGTTTAAATGTAACTACGTTATCGGTATGAGGAAGTTTGAATTCAAACTCATTAGTCCTATTACTAAATAACCCATCTGGTAAGTGTTTAGGTTTTAGTGTGGATAAGTCTGCTGTAGCTGTGTATCCATTATGGTTAAATTCAAAATCTTTACCATAAGATAGAATACGTGCAGATACCATTATAGCATTTTTATCTCCTATCAGTAAGTCATTAAAATCAACTCCTTCTGAAATAATAAGAGATTCTAACAATTTATCAATAGCAGTACCGTTTGAGAGATAATTAGTATTAGTTAAAATATCTTCTTCTTTAGCGGTCATGTACTTCATTTCAATAGTACCTGATGCTAAGGGAGAATCTTCAGGATATAGAAGTCCTTTTGAGGGTAGATCTACCGTTTCGGTAGGTAGTTTAAATTCGGCCATAAATTTTATTTGTTAAAACTTGTTCTAGTAATAAATATAAGAAGATTATATTTTATAAACAACAAAAGCCCGAAAAAATTCGGACTTTGTTTTATAAAAAAAGTAGTAAAGTATTTAGTAATTTAAAACGCAATAATCCATTGCAACAGTAATTGTAAGTTCAACTGCTTCTGAACTAGACCAATCAAAAGATCCTTGTGCCATGTTTGTAATAAAAGCACCTTTAATCACCCATTCAGAAACTATATCACCTACTGGACCTAGTACATTTAGTGTTAAATCTTTTTTGTAGAAGTCTGAGTATCCTGCTCTTCCGGTTACTGATTCATATGATAACCTACCCCACTCCATAACGGCTTGTGCCCCTGAAGGTGTAATTGGATCATATAAAGTCATATCCATATCTCCCCATTCTCTCTTTCCTCTTATCTTTCTATAGGAGTTGATATGGTCGAGTTTAATTGACTCGTCGGTAAAGTTTGGAGCTGTTACGTTTCTTACCATAAACGATGGAATACCATCGATGTACATTACAAATCTGTTCTGTACTTTAGGCTCGAAAGCTCTAAACATTATTTCATTGGGATCTAATGTTGCCATGCTATATTGGTTGCTTTAGTATAAATATTCTATTTTTAAATTATGCGTCGAATGTTGCCCCTGTTGGTTCTACCACAAAGTCAAGTACGATGTATTCTGCTGTTTTAGCTGGTTGGATAAATATCTGACCTACTAATTGATTTCTGTCTACTACATCAGCAGTATTGTTAGTATCGTCCATTACAATTCTATATGCAAATAAACCTTGCTGTTGTACTACAGAATCTAAATAAGGATTAACTGCTGCTAAGAATCTATTACGTGTTGCAATAGTATTTTGTTCGAACACTAAGTTTCTTGCTTGATTTCCTAAGAAAGCTTTTAATTCTATAAGTAAACGTCTCACATTTACTCTATCTAAAGCAGAAGCTTTAGTTTGTAAAGTTTTCTGTCCAAATACTGAAATACCTGTTCCTGGGAATGTAGCAATTGGATTTACTTTACCTGTATATAAAGCATCTCTATCAGCTCTAGCTAATTTTTTCTTAGCTTGAATTACTCCTGTTAGTCCACCTCTTACTAATCCTGCTGGTGCAAACCATGGTGCTGAACTATTATCTGTAAATGCATATACTCCTGGTATTACAACTGATGCTGGTACCCATACTAGTTTACCTGTAGCTGATTGCATTTGTAAGTAAGGCCAATAAGAAGCAGCGTAAGAACTGTTTAAAGTTGCTGCTTGTCCGGTTACTGAACTAACTAAAGTACTATCGTAGTCTACTAAGTCTACTACGGCAACACAGTCTCCTCTAGATTCTGCAAGAGATATAATGTTATCTACTTGAGTACCTGTATGCTGTTTTGTTAAACCAGGTGCTGAGATAATATTGAATTGAAATTCATCTTTATTACCTAATAAAGTAAGAATGTTATCATAATCTCCTCCTTCTAAGCCCTGTATTTCTGTGTCTATATTACCGAAGTATTTAGCTCCACCTACTGCTACTGTACCTTCTGCTCCAGTAAAAGAACCAGATTGTGCTGTTGGTAAGTATTTATCGTATCCAACTCCATCTGAACCTGATTGGATAGTTATTCCATCATTTCCTACGTAGTTAAGAGTAGCGTTATTTACAGCTGAAATATAAATATAATTAGATTTATTAGTGTAGTCTCCACTAGTAATTACTTCTCCATTTGATAATTCAGATCTTTGATCTCCTATAGCTGAAGCTATATAGTTAGGTGAGTTAGGATCTAAAGAAAGATTGTTAAATGTTTCTAGTATTACTTTATTTGTAGTACTATCGTTTCCTGCTCTTACAGCTAAAGTAAATGTTCCTGAACCTGAATCTATGTTAGAAATCTCCCAACGAATGTTATCAGCAGAACCTGACTTTAGTGAACCATCTGTGTTTTCTTCTAAACCTCCAGAATTATAAGTTGAGCCTGAATTATTGTTATAAAGTGCTCCTTTACCAATCGTATTAATAGTAAATGCATCGGTAATACTTCCGGTTTCTGAAGCAATAGTTGTACTAGTCGCTCTTGTCCAACCTGCTGAACCAGAAACAACTCTAGATACTAATACGCTTTCCCCTCCTTGATCAAAGTAGCTTTTAACGGCTATTGATGTAAGAAATTCTTGTGTAGTTGAACCGCTTTCAAACGTAACTCCAAATTTTCTTGAGTAATCGTTATACGAAGTTACTAATGTTGGGATCTCTACAGGCCCTTTAACTGTAGGTCCGATGATTGCTGCTCCAACGGCTGCGGGTGCAGGTTGGATAAATGAAATATCATTTTCTCTGGTAAAGACTCCCGGTGAGATAGTGCTTTCTGCCATGTTAGGTAGTGTTTATTTTATTTACTATTATAAATATAGGTCAAAAGTCGAAAACTTTTTAAGAAAGAATGGTACTTTGACTACATATATAAATAGTTTAGAATAGTTAAAACCTTGTATTACCGTAGTGAATAACTTTTAAAGAATTTGAAGAATAAGCTCTCCAAGGATCTATTACTGTGGAACCGTTAGGAAAATTATAATTATGGAACTTTCCCATATGTCCTAAAAGGAATACTGAGGGTTTATCTGTTATAGTATCAAACTCGGGTTTAATTCCCATTTCTTCACAATAGTAACCTGTTAATATAGTTGTGGACCCATCTTCATATGGTACATCCGGTTTATAGGATTTACCTAAAATAACTATAGGTAGATTATTATTTTTAGCCTCTTTTACCAATCTTATAGCTAAATTCTTAGCTTGTTTCTCTCTAGCATTCATTATAGCATCAAATAGATCATAACCTAATCCTAATTCTTCCGCCATATATCGTAAAGCAATATTATCTCTTGGATGACATCCTCCACCGTCTCCCATTCCAGCTTTCATATAAGCCTTTCCTAGTATCCGCTGGGTGGATCTTTCTAAGGCTCCTGTAACTACATCTACGTTCATGTTGCCTCCTTTTTCAGCAACATCTTGAATCATATTAACAAGAGCTACTTTAGTAGATATAAATGTATTATAAAATATTTTTATTGCCTCTGCTTCATCCCAAGTTCCCACTTCATATCGTGTACCTTCTGTTATAAACGTCTTGTAAAAGTTTAATAGCATCTTAGCATCACCGGTCATTGAACCGTCTTCTGTACCAATTATAACCATCTCAGGGTTAATCATATCCCATTTTACAGTCCCCATAGCTATTAAATATGGATTGTAGATAAACCTACCATTAGGTATAAGGTTTATAAATTCTCTTCTAATAGTACCGGGTAATACGGTAGATATTAAAACTACTAATTGATCTTTAGTAACGTACTTGTTTGTTTCTTCTAATACATCTTTGACGATCTGGTAATTAAAGTCTCTGTTAGGTAAATGTGCTGTTGGGTACCTACCGTCGTAGTCTGGATGATGAGGTGTTGGTACAGCTATAAAAATCATTTCCTTATCTTTACAAACTTCCTCTATGGTGTCAACTATGTTAAAGTTTTCCGGTTCAACTTTTGTTACATCGTAACCTATAACGTCATGTTTCTCTGCCATTACTTCGGCAGCATCTTTTCCGAGTTTTCCAACCCCTATAAAACCAATTTTCATAGTATATAAATTTTTAACACTTTTTATTGTTATTATAAATATCAACTCCAATCTTTACTTGTTCTATAATACAATCTATTTTCTTATCTAAATTTGTTTCTGAATCGTATGAGGTATCCACCCAATCGGTTAAATGGCTAATATCTTTATTTAAATACTTCAGACAATAGGTCTTAAGTGTTGCAAGAGCATTTATAGGTCCTAAAAGAATAAACTTTTTATCTAATAGTATACACTTTCCTACTTTCTCCGTTAAAAATATAGGTTCTCCATAAAAAGCTTCTGTAACTAGTACAAAATCTGATGCGTCGTAAAATTCCCTATTAAAATACTTCGTATGAGATACCTCACTAGAAAATGAATCAATATCAAGTTTCATATATTTAGGTTTATCTTCAAAATATTCTAATAATTTAGGAGAATTTTTATATTTGCTATCTAAATCAAAATTTAATTCATCATCTAGAAAGTAGCTAATATGTCCTTCCTTTATTAAGTTTTCTTTAAATAGTTCTTTAAGTAGTTTAATTCTATGTACTTTAGACTTTCCTACCATATATAAGAAAGCTTTTTTCTTTGGGTACAGTGAAATTTCAGGCTCTATAGGTTTATATAAATCTATATTACTTATAAAGTATGGTTGTATATTGAGGTTATTATTCTGTATAATGTATTTTTCTATATGATTTATTCCATTAGAGTATATAGTATAGTTTACAGCATTTTTTTTTATCCATTGATATGAGTCACCTGGAATGGTTTCAAATGTACCGTCAATTATTAAGTGTTTATCATTATATTTCAGTAAAAATTTAGTCAATTCATTTTCACTCTCAATACCGTACAGTAAACCTACTGTAAGTACCACACATTCTGCTTCCACTAAACTCAAAGTCTCTTTTCTAAACTGTAAGAATGTGTTTGTATGTTTGTATACACTATTAGGGTCTGCCCAGTAAGCTATTTTATCTATATAATACATAATCTATATTTATACCTTCTATATTAAAGTTTGTTTTATTTCTCGTTTATGTTTATTATGTAACTTTAAGATAAAATCCTCGTACCTAGTATTATTAAGAAAATTATTAAAGTTATGAATTAAGGTTTCTTCCATTTCTTGAGTTACTTTAATACATTTTTCATGTGACCATGTACAAATTTCTTCCATTATTGCCGAGATCTTTTTTATTCGTTTTAAGTAATCTGTTTCTTCATCGTAACTTTCATCCCACCATTTATCAAATGTCCTATACCCCATCTCTTTTAGTTTCTTAAGTGAAAAAGGATTTCCTAAAAATAAAAAAGGTTGAAGATTATAAATTGGTTTAAAAGTTTTTTCAGAAAAGAATAAAGTATCACTACTAACTAAGGTTTCTGAAGTAAGAGAGCAAAAGGTATTTTTGTAGAAACCTCTAGTATATTCAGTAGCTCTATTCTCTTCCAAAGTTACATCAAGTTCTACTGATTTTAAAAAATCATGTGTTTTGGCAAATTCATAGTTCTTTTTATATTCTGGGTAATTGTAGAAAATGTATTCTAGTTGTTGTATTACATGTTCATTGTTTGGTATGAGACCATCAGTACCAAGAGAAATTTCACAATTTTCTTTTAAAATAGCATTAGTCATAATTTCTGTAAATAGTATGATTCTATGATGTCTTGGTCTTCTATTAAGAATATTAAAGTGTTTGTTTATTACCTTATTTTTGTTATCGTTGAGAAACGTTTTAAAATTAGATTTTACTATCTTTTTATGAACATATGGAGGATATACAAAAGCAGGTATATACTCAAAGTAGTTAATAGGTAAGTAAGAAAAGGTAACTTTAATGTTTTCCGATTGAGCTTTATTTATAGTTTCATTAAATTTTAAGTTACTATGAACAAATGTAAAATTACTTGGGTTAAGATTATTTGCTGCTCCGAGTTGAGATATCCATTCTACTTCTTTTACGGTGTTTAGGTATCCTTCATGTAAAAAGGTGAAGAGAACCTTACATAATCCTTTTTGTATTGCATCTGTAATTTCTGCGCTAAAGCCAAATGTTGGTTTTTTGTACCAACACTTAGTCATAGAGTATACTACATAGTAGAATGGTTGTTTCTTAGCAACTAAATTTTCTACTGTATCAAATTCAACACTAACGTTACCGCTTGGAAAAGCATGTTGATAGTTATGGTAATTTAGTTTTAAATAAATTTCATTTTCTTCTTCTTTACTTCGTACTCCACTTATGTCCTTCCACTGTATTGGAAACTCTATATTATATTGATTTTTTATTTCTTCAGGTGTAAATCTTAATAAAGGAGAATCATTAGTAAATGTATCCTGTTCAGGCCAGCCTGGTGGTATATCTATATTAGGTTTACCTTGGAGGTCATATATTGCTACTTTATCCATCCCTATGTAGAGAGTAGGTTGTTGTTTCATCATTTATAGAAATAATTTTTTATATTTGTTTAGGTACTCTCCTTCTCCTGAACCAAAGTAAAACTCTATCTTTTCTAATATTTCTATACCTATATGCTTAATTAATCTGTGGATAATAATTAATTGAACGGCAAGAGAAAGTTTAGATGAACCTAATAGATGTACTGCGGGAAGGTCCTCGAAATTATAATTCTCAACTAAATTTCTTAAGCTACTGTATTTAAGTTTTCTACCATTATACCAGTCATCAACCTCATATCCTTCGTCTTTTTCATTTATAAATAATAAAGGCGGTCTATCGTATAAGTTATTATTAGAATTAAATACCGAAGTCTTATAGTTTTGACTATATTCTATCAGGTATTTATTAATCATTGCTTGCTCTAAAAAGCATCCACTAGCATAATCAGAATCAAAGTAATCAACATTACTATAGTAGAAGTCTAAAACCTTGTTTACAGCTTTGGAAAAGAGCTGTGTATCATTACACATTACTGCTCCCATATTAGGTATTTGATCTAATCTTATATTATTTAGTAACTGTTTACCGTATTTGGTACTTAAATCAATAGCTGGTTTAAAATACGCCTGGTTAATGCCGTCTATATTTATAAATTCCCAATCTCTTTTAATATCCTTATGAGAAAACTTTACTACACCGTCTTCATTAAGTTTCTCTTGTTCAAACGGTATAAAGTCTAAATCTAAGTGTAAGAAAGGCTCAGTTTGACTTTTGTATGTAACTAACTTACTAATATACGGTAGTTTATATAACTGTGTATCAATATTAATTTCCTCGTAGTCGCTAAATGGTAAACAACATTCTTTAAATTTCTGTATTAGTGTACTATTAGATGTAAAGGTACTATTACCGTATAGTTCAAGACTCTTAATACTAGATAAGATTCCTATGTGAAGTACTTCCACAGGAATAAATTCCGGTAAATGTGGGTTAATAAAAGAATATACTACTTTCATTCTGCTAAATCTTTACATAAATTATAAAATTCTTCTAATTCAGGAAAAGTTTTAATAAAATCTGTATTTCTTCTTTCATCATGAGATTTAAAAAACCTATAGAAGTTTTTTCTAGATTCTTCAATACGTTTTGGATCATGCTCTCCTTTCATCCAGTCAGCTATCCTTTGTATCTTAGATACTTCAATATCTGTAAAACCGGTATGCCATTGCCTCCAAGTTGCTTCTGGGTCTTTTTCTACCATTCTATGACCATCTGCAAATTTAGCAATATCTTCAATTTGCTCTATATATTCTGGTGGGAGTATATTTACTGCCTGGTGTGAAGGGTGTCTTAAGTAAGAGGAATCAACCATAATAACTGGATTCCAATACCTGTCTGAGCTGTTATATTTTTTCTTACAATTATATGCAAATGCTAACATATCTTTATATTTAGGTATAGAGAGTATATTAAATGTACTCATAATAACAAAAGATACTTTCTTACAGCTTGAAAGAATATTTTCAAGATTTTGGCAAAAATATTCGTAGTTTAAACCGTTTCTAATATAATCTGCATGTTCACCAGCAGTATCAACTGAAGTATAGATTACAAGTTCTTTAACTAAGTTATTTTCTTCAATTATATTTATCTTTTCTATAAGCTTATCAATAAGTTTTTGAGGAACTCCTAAGTTAGAATTAATACCTAATCTAAGTTCTCTGTTTGGATTTGGATTATCAATTATATAATCAAGAATCTTCCATACGTCATTATGCATTAACGGCTCCCCACCGGTCATTCTAAATGTATGTAGGTCTCTATATAAATCTGGCCACCATTTCCAAAATGCTTCTACATAAGGATTATAATCATTATGATGTATAGGCATTCTTTTCTGTTCCTCTAACCATTTAATATCGTTAAAATTATCAGATGTAGGATAAGCTCCATGTTTTTTAATTTCTTGAACCCATGCAGATGAAAATGAAGGTCCACAGTAGGAACATTTAAAGTTACAGGCATTGGAAAAAGCTACTTCTACATATTTAGGGTTAAAATCTCCTCTCCAACCTAAATCTTTTATTTCCTGTATGTATGGCTTAGACCAAGGTTCATTTGACTTATATATTCTATCAGAAAATTCATTAGAATTATCTTCTACATTCCAACAATAATCACATTCCGAAGGTCTTTTACCTTCTAACATCTCTTTTCTCTTCTCTTTCTTAAATTTTGTATTATGTAAAGCTGAAGGATTACGTTTTAATTCCGAGACTGGAATTTTATGAGTGTTAGGATGGTGACATGAATGAGTTTCCCCCATCTGTAAATGTATTGTAACTTGAGTCCATTTAGCTAAACAGAATCCTTTACCAACTGAATCCAGTTCTGTTTTATACTGCTGTAATTGTTGTTTTTCTTCACTCATAACTTTATATCTATCATTTTAGCCCAAGGGGTTAATTTATGCTCTTTTATAAACTCGTACTTGACTTGTTTAATACCGTCCTGTTTATAATTTAAAATACCTTGCTGCATTTGTAGTACATATCTCTTTTCGTTTCTAGCTGTTGTTTCACCTTTCACAAATTTACCGTTAATAATACCTTCATCTTTATGAGGTAAACATCTCATTTTTCCTTCTACTCTATGTGGAAGTATGGAATTAGGTATTTTAAATTTACCGCTTTTAAGCTCTACATTCTTACCTATGTACTGTGACTGTGGTGAATTAAAATCTAAATCAACTTGAAGACCGGCAGAAGGTATGTTAGATTGTAAGTGTGTTATTTCTGTAGAGGTAAGAGATCTATTCCATACATAAACTTTTGCAATATCACCTTTAAAGAACTTATTACTTTCACCTTCTTTTAAGGAAGGAGTACTACCTAAATAAATAGAACTTTTACCGTATGGTTTTAACCTACCATTAAAATTCAATGGGGAAGGGCTACCGTTTCCGGCTCTTGTATCTACTTCTGAACCGTTGAGGTATAAATGTGATTCTTTAGATTCAGCATCAATGACTGCTGTAATCCATGTCCATTGATTGTCATATCTTTTTAACCACATGTAGTTATGCTGGTTGAATGTGTTCCAATATTGAAAAGATATAGCTCTAGAGTTATTGAAGGAAAACCCATAATCATATCCAGGTACCCTAAATATTGGATATTCTACATACTTAGCTTTATCGTCTCCTATTAAAAATATACTATTCTTATCTACTTGTTGATAAGCTCTAACTAAAACAGACACAGTATGTGAGGTATTAAATAGATGCTTATGATCTGAGTTATATGGTATTTCTATCTCTCCTGAATTACCGTCAAAACTGTAGTACTTTTGATCCTCAATTTCAGTTAAATATGTGTTATTGGTTAGTCCTTCTTTATAAGTTCTCCAAAATAGATCATCATCTTCCATTCCCCAATCCCAATACTCATTTGAATAGCCATTAGTTGCTTCTACTTGTTCTTTTGTAAATAAGACTGCTCCTCCAAAGTATTCATGATACTTTAATTGGTAGTTCATTTGAGAAATTTGGGTGGCAATATGTCGGGGTGCATCTTTAGGGTAGGAGTAATCACAACCTCCTCCTTCTATAGGTATCATATCAATATCATGCCATACAATATAGTCACATCCTTCCTCGAAAGCATGTTTTGCTGCTATATTTTTAGTAGCCCCTCTATTGAAAAGCTTATCGTCTACCTGGTGACAGAAATACATTTGAAAATCAATACCTTGATTCTTTAAGTACTTACCTACCTTAGGTATAAACTCATTAAGGTGTAATTCTCTATCTCTATATGGTACACAGACTCCTAATTTCATATCCCTACATTTAAATGTGTGTACGTTCCTTCTATAGTTTTACCATGTAAGGTATATTCACAGTTAGATAACCCGTCTTCTATATTATCCCTAACCCCAGTTTGTACTTCATTATTATACCTAAGTTGATTCCATCTAGTAGTGTTATTTCTCCATTTGCCGTCTACATATCCATCAGTTTTATGAGGTAAAAACTTTATACTACTGTTTCTTCTATGAGGCTCATAGGAGTAGAAATCTTTCGGTGATTTAAATTTATCAACATATATATCGTTTAAAGTACCGTTATTTTTATTACCACTAAGATCTTTGAGCTCATAATTTTCTAACTCTGGTGATTTATATTCAATTAATTTAACACCTTGCTGTAATATTGAAAAATAGTCTATAGTACCTTTAAAAAACTCTGTTTTATTAGTATTTGTTCCTAGTAGAATAGCATCTTGATTTTTGTAATTAAAAATTTGAGACGATAAATCAATATACCCAACTTTTATATTATTAACCGTAAATTTAATTCTATTAACTATTTTAATATATTCAATAGTAATGTTATTAGAACTCTGTGTGCTATAGTCTGAAAATATATCAAAATACTTATTTTTATTGTCAAAGACCTGTAAATAAAACCTGTTAAAAGATGAATAAGAGAGTTGAAAATCATATCCCGGTATTGAGAATATAGGAAATATATCAACTTCTTTGTCTGTACTGTATAATAACCTATCTAAATGTAGATTTATGTTTATAGTAAAGTCACTATTGTAGTTAATTACATTAGGTACCCTAATATAACCGCTGGTGCCGTTTAAAATACAGGATTTAAAATTATTTTCTACAGTTTTAAGTTTAAATCCTATGTTATTTTTCACACATCTATACCTCAGGTCATCATCTTCAAATCCCCAACCCCAATATATGTTAGAAAATCCATTTATTTTTTCAAAGTCTTCTACAGGAAATAATGTTATACCTCCAAAATACGAAGGAAAGGTTATGTCTTGGGTGGCTAAATGTACTGGATGGTTAGAATAAGAATAATCTATATCTATTGGAAGCATATCTACGTCATGGAATATAACATAGGTACAGTCCTGTTTCTTAGCTTCTTTAAACCCTATATTACATAACATTCCTCTATTAAACGCAGAAGCATTGTCCTGTTCCACAATTATGATAGTAAAATCTATTTTTTTGTCCTGAAGATACTGAGTGATATGAGGGATAAATTGAGTAAGATGTTTGTACCTATCTCTATAAGGTACTATTATACCAACTTTATTTCTCATTTATGAATTTATCTTTCCATAATGACAGATACCATTGAATTCTCTCATCCCAAGTATCTTTATCTATTTCTTCAAACCAAATAGTTAAAGCGTCTAATGAATTAGAGATCTTCTCTAAAGCTTTAACTTTTCTTTCTTCAAGAATTATACTCTGTAATTCTTTTTCTGTAGGTTTACTCATATCAAAACTATTTTTTTCATTAATATATCCCACTTGGAATAATCCATATAGTCAATATATGAACTTTCTATTAAAGTTTCTACTAAAAATTCAGGATTATTAATATCTATCCTATCTTCAAAAAGTTTTATTATATCGTACATAATTCTATACTCATCAGAAAAAGCATAGTCCATATTGATATCAGCAACTTTTTTAATTCTACTAACACAGGTACTATCCCATTTAAAATGGTGTACTTGAGTAAAGCATTCTTCTATAGGTAATCTTTTAGGATGCTTAATACCCCAGCTATTAGTACCGTCTTGAAAATGAGCATAATGCTGGCCTGGTGTTACATCTTGGTACCCTTTCATTAGAGTTACTTTGTTTGGACATGCACCAGATATTGGATGTCTAAAAAAACCAGCAAGTGGAAAAGCTTTATGTAGATTGGTAGAATTGTCTACCACCGGAAATGTTCCGTTAGGTCCTATTCTATCTATAAATCCACCTGTAACAAAGTCATAACCTCTATTCTCACATTTTTCTATAATATCCTCTATAGGTTCTGGGTATACTTGTAATTCGTCGTCATCAGAAACTATCCACCAATCGTCAGGTTTAGTTCTTTTGACTTCATTATATAGTTCAGTTACTCTATTCCAATTATATTTTGGTTCAGTCACAACCTTATAGGGAGTAATACCTAGGTTTTCTACCTTTTCAAGTATATTATCATCTTTAGATTGTCTATAAACTACTACGTAAGTTTTATCTACTTGATCTTTGTAGTGGTTTAACATATGTGGAAGAATATGAGTATTTTCTCCTACTACTGTTACTAAGTTAAGCATGCTGTATTAATGTTATTCCTGTAGAGGAAGGTTTATCATTTATGGTCCCGTGATTAAAGAAGTTGAATGTTTTCCATTCTTTTGGTAACTCTTCAATAAGCCTGGAAGGACCATCTAGTGGAGTAAATGAATGTTTATTGTCCTCACTTATAATTAACGTGTCTAAGTAAGTTTTATCGGTATCATGTATACTTATGATACCGTTAGGAGAAAGTATTTTACTGTAAAGCTCAAAGTCTTTTTTTACCCCTTCATATGAATGATCACCATCTATGTGAATAAAATCAGCTTTGATGTCCTGTTTAATAAAAAAGTTATAATAAGCATTTACTGAAGTATCTTTTATAAATCTAGGGTAAAAATTAGATCTATAAAATGAATTTTCATCCAAGTAATCTACATGACCACCAATTTCGTTAGCAGCATCTACTAAATAAGTAACTCCGGTATCTCCTCTGTAGGGATCTTTACTACCTTCAAATATCTTTTGATCATATAGATCTAACCTTGCCTGGGTCATAATCCTAGGAATAAAACCACCGCCGGAACCAATACAGATTAAACTCTTATACCTCATCATCTGTATAATAGAGTATATAAGCATACCATCACCTAGGTGTAAGTCTGTAGCACCGTGACTCCATCTAAAGCTTACTTGTTCACCGTCATTGGTAGTAATAAACTTACTTATAAAATTTTTATCAACAACAGACATTACTTATTTTTTATATTAGATAAGTCTAAATTAGGCATTTTAATACAATTTTTTAAATGTATTATCTCTCCGTTATAACTTTCACCTTCCCTACTATCTTTTATAGCACCTTTTAAGGGACCGTAATGCTTAAAGTATTTGTATGAATCATTAAACGGCCAAAGACCTTGATTATGATCTTCTCCCCAGTCCCATTTTTTACAATCCCAGTACGTAGAAATGATACTACTATGCTGTATATTAGTTTTTAAAAGTAAATGTTTTAAAAGTAATTGTTCTGAGAATATTAAGTATTGAGGGTTTGGTGCTTTAATAGCTGTCAACTCCTCCATTAACTGTAAGCTTAGATTTGCATACTCTTGTGTAAATGTAGGGTCAGGTAAATTTAAAAACGAAACGTTAACAGAGTCTGTTTGCCATCTCGGTTTATATGATAATTGTTTAATATACTTGTCAGTAGAATTTGGATAAAAGTTTTGACCTTTCTCAAAATTAGTTACGTATACTTTATCTAGATCTAAGAACTGTTTAAATGGTTTGTAGATGTGTGTATCGTGATCCATTAAAATAACTGGATCTTTTACCTCACTTAATACCTGTAGTTTGGAGCTAGCCCAGAATACACTCTTATTTATTTTCTTTGGATTAGGAATAGGTAAAACTTCATCCCAAAATTCTATAACCTTTAATTTATATAAAACATCATAAGACATTTCATCACAATATAAAACACAAGTATCTTCTCTATGATTTCTTTTCCATAAAGAAATAGAAGAAAGTAGAAGTAGTAAATCTAATTTGCTATAGAAATTTAAATTCTTTTCTATATTTTCATAAACCCAAATTACTTTTAACTTTGTATTAGATTGCTGGGATCTATCCATTCAAGTAAAACCTCTTTTAAATTATTATAACCTTTTTCCTGTATGTTAATTAGAACTGAGCTATCAAATATTTTCTTAGTGGTTGGGGTTGTACCTCCTTGAACCATCTTCTCTTTGATTACTGTTCTATATTTAGTTATTTCATCTCCATTTTCATCAAAACTTACATATGGAATTTCTTCAGTATATGTTTCAGATACATATACCGGTTCCTCTATAGTTTTAACTGTACCTGCGAAAGTATTTAAAGAATGTGGTAATAGTATATCTTTATAAGAACTTTCGTTTTTATATACAATAATATTTGTATCTAGTAATTTTTGAGTTTTGGATACTTTATCACCTTCTTGTGTAGGTGTATGTTTATCTGATGATTTTTTATCAGGCCAGTAAGTATATGAGAAAGTACACATACCGGTAGGTTTACTAAAATGAAAACTTTCTATCCTAACATATATTTCATTTAACTTACCGTAACTAGTCTCAAAATCTCCTTTTAATATATAACCCATACCTTTATTAAAGACAGGAAAAGGAGGCCGAGCCTCCTATCCTATATTGTACTCTTGTTTTAGCTATTTAACAGTCTTGGTTTCTGTAGCTGGGGCTGGAGTTACTTCTTCAACCTTTTCTGAAGGAATAAATTCTCCTTTCTCTAAGTCAATAGAACCGGTACCGTATTTATCTTCTAACTCTTTTGCAAAAGTTCCTTCTTCTTCACGAAGCTCTTCTAAATACTTTTCTGCGTTTTCTTGACGTTTTTCAAGATTAATTTCAGCTAAGCCGATTTGACCTAACTCCTGAATTAAAGCAGAATTTTTCTGCTGAATTCCTTGTAACTTTTCTAACTCCTCTCGGGTTAATTTTTGATTTGCCATTTGTAAACTATTTAATTAATCGATTAATAATATTAATATAAGAACTTTATTCTTCTTCTACAACTGTATCAACGATATATTTTGTAACACTTGTAGGAGCTACTTTTAAAGCTAAAGAAGAAGATACTGAAGAGTATTTCTGTTCTACAGAGCCTGTAGCTGAAGCCTCCATTGATGCAGTTGTCCAACCTACGATTTGATCGTGAGTTAAAGAATCAAAAGATGAAAAAGAAGATAAATCTTCTGTTGATAATGTTTGTGTACCTATAATGTTAGTAGAATGAGTTACTTCATTCTCTACTAATTGTCCTGATAAAGACCAGTGTACGTTATAGATTACATCATTTTGTGTGTTCGGAGTTTCTTGTGCATCCGAATGTGTTGGGTAAGTGTCAACTGTTCTACAGTTCCAAGAGTAAGTAATTGCCATGTGTTTTAAGTTTTATTAATATAAATATTGTTGAATTTTAATTAAGTTGTCCAGGTAAGTTTTTTAACTGTAACTTCTGTTCCAAATGTAGGAGCGCCGGCTCCTGTAGCATGTATAGACCATCTATCTTTTGTAGACTTAAGTACTCCTGAATTATAATTGCTTCCATATACTACTATCCCAGAATATGTAGAATCTATATGTACATACAAATTATACAGCCCATCAGAGTTTGATGTTTCGTCATAATTGTAAAAAGTAGCGCCATCTACGGTATCCGACATTTTATATACTCTAGTATTCATTAGATCTAGGGTACCGGTTCTTCTTCTGTGTATATGTACCCTATATTCAAAATAGCTTGTCATTGACCCGTATCCTTTGTATCCAATAATAGTAAAAAAGTACATGGCAGATTGACCCGAACCGGCTAGGGTTTCTGTAGTTAATTTATATGTTCTATCACTACCCTCAGTCGTATAAGCATTAGCATATACTTGTTCAATATGAGGTGTATTATACCTGAAGTCTCCATTGACATCTAATGTAGTAGCAGGTGATGTAGTATTTATGCCTACCTTTCCACCAGTATCGATACGCATTGATTCTGACCAAGAAGCAGTTCCTGTTCTGCGGCCAAATACTATATTTGCTTCTTCATTCCCTGTAGGTCCCGCTGCAGCACCTATAAAAGCTCCTGTAGCCCCGTTATCTGAATTATATGCATTAAAACTTATTAAGGCACCTGCATTTACACCGTTACTAGTACCTGTAATACGCATAATAGTACCGGCAGGTTCATAAATTGAACCGCGAGCTGATGAGCTGCTTCCATTATAAGTTTCCCCGAGGGTACTAAATGTCCCTGCAAAAACATCGTTTCCATCTACTACTAACTTACTAACACGAGTGCCTGTAAGATCTGCAGTATTTATACCTACGTTACCTTTATCAGTTACCCTTAGACGTTCTGTCAAAGTACCGCCACCGGTACTATTTGTACCTTCTCCTGTATATATTACAAAATTACCTGTACCTTCTGAGATTACACCGCTATCTCCGTCACTATCATTTACGATCATACCAATTCTTGCCTGAGGGGTAAAGGTAGCATTATCGTCGGTCATTTTAAAATCTATAAAATTACCTTGTGTTCCGTTAGGTATAATATCAGATCTATAATTATGAAGTGTTAGTAGAACAGGAGCAGCTGCTGATTCATATAAATGTAGTTTGGTTGCAGGTAGAGTTCCTATACCTACGTACCCGTTAGCCGGTACATAATTGAAACCGCTTCCTTTACCATTCCAGCCGAATACATTACTGTATATAGAAAAGTAATTTCCTGTTCCTGCTCCTGTTCCATCGTATTCTAGTATTACATTTTCGACTCCAGCGGCTGGGATTCCTTCATTTAAGGATATAGAAGCTCTATTACTAGTTGCACCGTCAATTCTTAAGTTTCCGTTAGTCAAGTGTAGTAGATCTGCTGGACTAGTCGTTCCTATACCTACGTTACCGGCTAATGTCTGTACAAAAGCACTAGGAAGAGTAGGTGGTCCGATATTTAACAACCCGGAGGAGTCTTTCCATATTCTATGCGATGTGTTATTACTACTAGTTAATGCGATCCCATCAGAAGACCCATCTCCTTTTTGTCTTACATGTAGAGTCCCTGAGCTAGCTACTCCTACGCCTCCATTTATAACTGTTTGGCCTACAACTTCTAATTTTTGCGTAGGACTTGTAGTACCTATACCTACGTTGCCGCCATTTGGTTGAAGTAATAAATTATATTCATTTGACAAATCAACGACATCCGTAACTTGCAACCATCCTACTGCATAAATATGGTCAGCACCCATATCAAGAGTAGCGTTATTACTTGCCTTTAATCTTAATAATCCTGTTTGAGTAGTACCAGAAGTAGCAGGAAGTCCTGAATTACCTGTAATACCTAATTTAACAGAGTTAGTTTCTGTAAGTCCTATACCTACGTTGCCGTTAGAGGCAATACGCATTGCTTCAATAGGGTCTGAACTATCTCCTTTTCTTATCTGAAAACTGTGTTGACCATAAGCTCCATTACTAGCTCCGTTTACTGCAAATGTTAATATACCATCGTTGTTTGCAATAAATCCTTCTTTTAAATAGCCGCTTGTTGGTGCGTATAAAGTACTATTTCTTAATACTATATTTCCTCCATTAATGTCAATGTGTCCTGAAGAATCTATACGCATACGTTCTACTGCTCCTGAACCATTTGCAAATAAGATATCATCACCTATCGCTCCAAATAACGCTCCATATATGCCTGAACTACTGTCTTTTACATTTATATAAGCTGTTGCATCTCCACTTTCAAAAGTAGAAGTAACATTCGTAGTACCGCTGTTTATATGGAGTTTATGAGTAGGTGATATTGTGTTTATACCTACGTTACCACTTGAGTCAATACGCATACGTTCTGTATTGCTTGAAGCATTATAAAACTTTAAAGCATTATCTCCTG